AAAATAATCACCAGTATCAAGAAATGTAATATACATTCCATTACTATGCTCTAATCCATATTGTCGCGCCATACCCGGTCCTTGATTAATTGGTAATGAATAGAAATGCAATTGAGGATAATCCATTAATATATCAGAATAATCTAACTCTGATGCATCATCAACTACTATTACATTAACATTTGGATTAGAAGGAATAGAATTTAATGTTCGTCTTAATCCTTTTTTATTTTTATATGTCGGGATAATGATATCTAAAGTAATTCGTGTAGGAACATTTCTCTATAGTTCAGCTATTGGTAATTCTTTATAATAATTAAAATGAGGAAATTTATCTAATTTATAATGTCCAGCAAAGTGCGTAATTTTTTCATGCTTTGGCGGAGCCGCCTAAATGCAAGCATTATAATCACTTGGTAGAATTAGAATTTTTTCGTGAAAAATCTCATTAAAACAATCTTGTTCTTTATATCTATACCAATAGTTATTTAAGGCATCAATTAATTCATCATCTTTTTTATCTTCACGAATTTTTTTTAAATTTAACATTGCCACACCCATATTGATATAGGAACCTTCTTTTTTTGATAGTTCCTATTCTTCAACGGCGGCCAAATAATAATCTGTTAAATCTAAATCCCATAAGTCAGATATATTTTCATTAACAATAGTATCCATGTCAATGCTTAAAATACGATCCAACTCTGGAAATATTTTAGAATATGCAGCTCTAATTAATACCATATAAGTACATACATTATTAAAATTAGGACCTGCAGGATTAAAATAAGTCTACTAACTAATATTAATACATTCAATTTCAGATGGCAATTCATAAGGGAAAATATCATCTTCAATTAAAAAATAAATTTTTTCTACATTAGAATGCATCAATAAAGATTTAGCAGCAGTAAGCATTTGCTAATAAATATTGCGTGTACCGCTATAGGCTGCAGCTTTCACTTAATTATCCTCCTTTATACACCAAATGGCGATACGGTTACACCGTATCGCAAATAAATAGCACAGACGGGATTCGGACCCGTGTCTAGTGGGTATGAACCACTCGTGCTAGACCTCTACACTACCGTGCGATATAAAAGGTTAACTTGTAGCTATCAAGTTAACCGAGGTAAGATTAGCTAAATCAATACTTGTATAGCCGCTCCATAGCTCACCAGCAGGACTACCCGCCAGTGTGGGATTCGAACCCAAGACACTCATACAAAGTACTGTCCCTTTACGCAGATCAACCCTGCGTTACCGACTACAACTTCTTGTAATACTGCCCAGTTGCCGGGCACCACCGATCAAGTGGAATAAACTAGACACATCTATATAGTACGCCGCTCTACCAACTGAGCTACCGGCGCTAGGCGCCGAGCAAGATTCGAACTTGCGACACGCGGATCCTCAATCATCTTTAGAAAGTGATTGCTGTATGTGTCTATAAGAGCAGCTAGCGGAATTCGAATCCACTACTTCTCCGTGGCGGGGAGATATGTAACCATAAACACCTTAGCTGCAAATTACCCTACTCCGAACTTCATATCGGTACGCCGCAAGTGGAATCGAACCACTTATTCCAGTTTACTGACCGGCGAGGAGCTCCACTCCTCCCTACGGTTTTCGGGCAATAACCTTTGATTTAATCCTCTTTTATTAGGCGCCGATCAAATGCTGGTAAGTTATCCGAACTTTGCGCCTAGCTACCATTTCATAGAATGGGCTCGCATTATTTATACTCGGGTCTCTCCGAGATTTCGATAGCTATCTTCAATTTGCACTGCACGTCTCGCTGCGTTGCATAATTGATAAAATCTTCCGCGTTCTAGTCGGCACCTTTACTACGTCACGCCTAGCAGAGTGGGAAGTCTAGAAATACCTTCTCTCTAATACGCCATCTATCTTTACTTACGGGCCCCATAGATGGTGGTTCCCGTCCCTCAAGCACATTGTTTCGCGCTACTCTGTGCTACCTATTGGGAAATACTAGGCACAATAAACTTAATTGTTTAACAGACAATTGTTCAAAAAGTTTGCTGCGTGTGCCTATATGTAGGGCGCCAGAGATTTGAACTCTGCATCTTTGGTTTATAAGACCACTGCACTAACCGACTGTGCTAGCGCCCATCGTTCCTTTCAACATATTAATTATACATTAATTTTAGTTGAAAGTCAAATATTTATTCATTAAAATATTTGAAAACATTTTCTTCGGAAAAACCAATTGAGCGCATAAAGTCGAGAAACATCTCACAGACTTCGTAATCACGAAGGCCACCCTCACTATGCTTTTTAGCAGTAATTTCTCTCTCTTCATCATTCTCATCGAAGAAATACCTAAACTCAATATGCTCCATAATAAATCTCCTTTTCTCTTTCTTACATATATATTATATATGAAATTTTATAAAAAGTCAAATAATAAAATTCCCGCAATTCCTACTAAGCTAATTGCGTTAGGCGTTCAGAACTGCGGGAATCGCACGCACAGGTTCGCAACTCCTGCTTGTGCTAGCGATATTTCGTGTCGCTTTACGCCCGTTCACAATGCCGCAGGGGTTAGGCAGATGTTTTTACGGAACATCAAATTCGTCGTTATATTAATATAGTAGCCTAACGCTGGCTCCCACCTCTGTCATCCTAGGCTGACTTATTCGGGGTAGTGACTCCCGGGTAGCATACGTGCTTGTTTCCTGCGTTTTCATCCTTTTCGCGATAGGTGGATGAAAAAGACCTAAGAGCACCTAGCGGATTCTGCCACCGCACACCTGACTTGGAAGGACAGTATACTACTTTTATATTATAGGTGCAAATCTCGGCGCATATTCTTATCGCAAAGAAAAAATGGAGCGAAAAAAATATATTGTTGCTGCAGGCGCCGATTGTAGCGGGGGCGCTGGGATTCGAACCCAGAACTAGCTGGTCAGCCCAGATAAGGATTTAGAGTCCCCCGTTTTTGCCATTAGACTACGCCCCTATAAAGAAAGGACTGATAAGGCTCAGTCCAAGCCTTAGTCCTTAGAACTTAAAGAGATTATCGAGAAGATTGAAAAGAGAAGGAACTTCATCTGCGTTGGAAGCACTGTAATGATAAGTACCATATTTTTTGCAGAATGCTTCAAGCTCATCGCGATAAGCTCTCTGCGCCGCAATATATGCCTTACGGGCGCTGTCTACCTTTTCGGCCGCGGCCTTGCGTTCTGCAACGGCCTTCTCTTTCTTTTCCTTTGCTAATGCAAGTTCACGTTCCTTCTGAATCTTTTCTCGATTTTCTTGCTCTTTTAGTTCAAATTCTGCACGATTTGCTTCCTCTACGGAATTATAGAATTTGTTCGTGCGATCGCTATATACTTTAATAGCCATACTCATAACCTCCCTATGTTATGAAAAAATTTTATTATAGAAGTGAGAGTTCCTTACCTCTCATTTCTATAATAATTATACATGAAATTTTAAAAATTGTCAAGTGTTTGATTAGGTACTAAGTAAATTTTTTAATTCAGTTAATTGTGCTATTGTGAAGGTGACTGAACTTGAGCCATAGGAAAATTTTATTTCTCCATTAGAAGTACCACTTATTGTTATTCCGCCACTACTATCAGCATCACAATTAATATGTAAGCTACCAGCGAGATATTCATTTCCATTAATATCTAATACTCGTGCATTAGAATGATTACTGTAACTTCCATTACCAATAGTTTCAAGATAGCGCGCAGGATCAGATGACCAATAAGCCATTTCAAATGTATCAGAACTTGTATGAGTAGATATACATTTATATAATTTATTTTTATAAATTGTCATTTCATCTATAGCATATGAAAAATTACTTCTCCACTCTGCCACATAATTATGAGGAATTGCGTTATTATATCCACCAGCATGTTCGCACCAGCCATAAGCGACATTGTTAAAGCCAGTTGCTATTGAACATTTTCCATAGGCTTTACTTTCATTACCTATTGCTGTTGAGTTTTCATTAATGGCCTCAACTGTAGTCCCGTAAGCAATACTTTTTGTTCCAATTTCAGTACTTGCTTTTCGTCCGCAACTTAATGTCGTTGTTAATATTGTGTCTCTAGAACTCGCCGCTCCTAAATTAAGTAAATCTGCTTTTGTCACTGCTGTAGCGCCAACAACATGCCCTTCACTATTTGTAGTAATTTTATATAACCCCTTATCAAATGCTACTCCTCTCTTAATAAATGCATGCATATATGCTACTGCGCCGAGGTCTCCGCGATAAGCAGTTGTACTTGTTTCGCCTAATGCTAATGATTGACTGATTTCTACATAAGTAGAACCACTCCATCTATATGTTAAATTAGTATCTAATGCAATATAAATTTTTCCAGATTCTCCTGTAGAAGGGAATGATGCTTTATTTGCATACTCTAATACATCATCTACATATGATGGTAGTTGATTCGCAGGCACACGACCATTAGCATCTAATGTAGCAACTCCATTACTAACTCCTAATAAATCATAAATTGCTTTTGGAGTTGCTGCAACAGTCTATTCATTTTCTATTGTATTAGATAATTTAGTAAATCCATACTTATCGGTGCCTGCTTTTCCTAAACTTGCTGCGCTAGATGGATTTGTATTTACCGTGACAGTAAATTGTGGCTCGTTTTCAGCAGTTCCTTCAGTTACTGTAATACTTGGAGCAAAAGCTGCACGCGTTACTTCTATTTTTCCATCTTCTTGATTAACAGCAGATACAAATTTAGTAAGGTCTTCTGTATCAGTAACATCTAAATCTTTAATAGCATTACCAAGCGTTTCTGACTCATTTATCAGCTATGTAATTCCACTTTCAAATCGCTTTAAGTCATTCGCTGTAATAATATCGCCTTTTTTCCAATCATGGGCTTCATAACTTATACTCATTTTATCTCCTCCTTATTAAGGAACTAATGTCCATCCAGCAGGATATGCGGCAGGCGACCATATATTATTATCAATCGCGCTTTCATATACCTGTCCTTCAAACATTACTTTATCTCCTTTCATATATGCATTTGTACTGTCAGGTTGCTCCCATTCAGGGATAACATTTTCATCTGGAATAAGAACTTTTGCCCATAAGCTTGGCGCCGCGGTGGGCGTCCAAGCTTCTTGGGATGTATGTGCTTGTAAGCATTTATATAAAATGTTTTCAAATTTTACGCGTGTGTCTTCTGCATAGGCTACACCAATGCGCCATTGAGGGAATAAATCTACGGCCTCAAGCGCATCTTCATCAGTTAAAGACCCTGCGGCTTTCTCAATATAGGGGCGTAATTTACGTGCTAATTCTACTAATGTCATCGTTAATCAACCCCCAATAAGATTTTTGCGGCAGCAAGCTCTTGTTCCAAATCATTGATTTTATTTGTTTGTAATGCTAAGTACTCATCTTTAGTATATTCTTCGCAGTCATATTCATAGCCGCTTAAAATACGTCCATCAACTTGTTCTTCATATGGCATAATATTTGAAGCAATTAATACCTTATTTGAAAGAAATTCAATCTGAGGTGGTTGTACAGAACTACGTACTTTTTTCATATCCATCAACCTCCTACATGTGAAGACCATTTAGCAATGTTAGAATCATATATAGAATTCTTTGTTGGAATAAACATTAACTTGGCGCCATAATTTACACGAGAGCTTGCCGCTGCATTCCTATCTACTGCGTAATAGAATGGGCCGCATTCTTCTCCATATCCATAGCTGCCGCCGGAGGCTAGAATATTAATATCTTTTAATCCTCTAGTAATCCAAATGCTATCGCCAATTGGTAATAGGCTATTTGCACCACTAGAACATTCAATAGGTAGGAATACCCAGTCATATTTAGTATTGCCATAGCCCATTGCGTTAATCCACTTATATTCCTGTGGTAGATTAAATCCAACTTCTTCATAATTGTCTCCAATGATACCAGGAGTATAATTATAGTTAGTACAAATATATGGGGCGCCGCCGCCTTGGCTTCCATCACCATAAATATTAACGCCAGCAATCATCTGCCAGAAATTACCCCAAGGATTTTCCATACCACGATATGTAATCGCGCGATAACCTACTGTAGTTTGAGTAGAAGTATTTCCATTTACTACTACTTGGGTACTTTCTGCGGCTCCAGTTCCATTACCTAATGCGGCAGTAGAACCAGTAATAAAGTAGCAAGCATTTCCATTAGAGGGGTTGGAAGTAATTCCTTGCTCTAATGCGATTTGTCCATTCATCATACCAAACTCTACTATTTCAAGCATCTGATTAGCAGATTCCGCGGCGAAATTAACAATATGCCATCCATCACCACGGGCTTTAGCATAATTTTCTGCTTCGGTAATAGTTATGCTGCTAAGAGGAGTTGCGCCCGCGACAGACGCTAATTTATTGCTAGCATCTAGAGAACCATCGTAAGCTGGTAATAGAACATATTCTAGGTTGCCATCAAATATTGGCGCAAGTTTAAAGCCCGCTTGTTCTACATTAGATAGAATTAAAGATTCATGACGAATGATTTTGCCCTTACTTGTATTTTCTAGGGAGTAAGGAGTACGCTTATAATAGAACTTAGGCTGATAAATCATTACCTGTCCATTAGAACCATCTTCTTTATAATTACTATCTCCAAAGAATGCAGTAATTATGCCATTATCAGCAACATTACATTTTACACGGCCGCCGTACATAAGGAACTGGTTAAAATCATCACCCATAGTGAGGTTCGCGGCCTATTGAGTACGAGTAAAGATTTTATTAGCATAGTCCATATCAAGGCCAACCGCGGCTTTAGCTACGTAATTACCAGAAGTAATTAAACTATCAACAATTACTTCTTCTGTAATATTACTAGCAACGATATTACCATTTTCATCTACTGCAAGGATATGCCCTGCATCATCAGTAGTAAAATGAATATTGGCATTGCCGCCACCTGCGGGAATTGCGGCAATTTTCTAATCAACATATGCTTTTGTAGCAGTTGTAGAAACATCTGCCTTATTTGCGAGAGTAGCAGTGATAGCTTTTTGAGTCATAGTGCCATCTTCATTTTGACCCTCGCTCTTATACATTTTCGTTGCATTTTCTGTATGTAAGGTGTTGTCAGGATATGTAGTAATTACTTGATAGGTGTTAGCATTTGCGCCATTAACTAAATTGACGGATACATCTAGCTTTTTAATTTCCTCATCTACATCTTCTGTATTGAGTGTATTGATTTGCGCTTCTTGCGCGGTTTCAAGTGCTTCTTGTGCTTCTGCTAGTAGGTTAGCCGCATCTTGGCGTGCAGCTGTAATATCCTCTGCCGCACTAGTAACTACATCTACTGCGGCCTAAGCATCTGCTTCTGCCTGTGCGGCCTTTTCCGCCGCTTTATTAGCCTTGCCAACATAAATATCTGTTTTGCCCTGTGGAGTTAGAGCCCGTGCGAGCATAATATCAATAATATCCATTATCCTTCATCTCCTTCACTAGAGCCACCAGCAAGGCTAACCCATTCTTTATTGCCCTTAGCAATAAGCATATCAAAAGGGTCAATTACAACTGCAACTGAACCTAAGACAATTTCTGATGCTGGAATTGCGGCTAAATCTGCTGGAGTTTCACATATAAACTCATTTGTGACTTCATTATCTAAAGAGCCACGTTTAGTCATTTTATATGCCATTTATATCACTTCCTTAAATAAATTAAATAGGGTTATTCCCTATTTTAATGTATTATAAAGAGAAAAAAATATTGGTTTTATTTTGTTATTAGAAAAAATAAGGGCGCGTATCAGGCAGCCCTTACTTGTTTAGTAAATAATCGGCGCAAGGCTGCAACTATCTACTATTATTATTATATCATATTATGTAATGAGATGTCAAATATTAGAGTTCGATGAACTCAGTTGAAAGTAATTCAGAATTTTTTCTAATTTGACATTTATTCATTTGTTCTACAAAACTATAAAATTTTGCTTGTCCAATTTTAGTAAATTCTGCCATATGATTAGTGACATCATAAAGACGAAAATTAGTTAAATACAAGTCTGTACCCAATGTGCCAGTGTTTGTATAATTCCAATTAAAAGTAATATGTCGATATGATAAGTAGTCAGAATTACCATCATATCCACCGCGTGCATCATTACTAGTCTTTACAATTGCATCAGAAATTGTAAATATATAATAACAATCCATTTCGCTATTAAAATTGCTTGGAAGAGAGCCTTTCGCTACTAATGTTGGTGTCGGGCCAACGCCGCCAACTCCCCAGCCCATATTATTAGTCCAGCCAAAGCTGCCTACAGCGTTACTACTTTGTCCTTTAACATGAAAAGCAAATAAATATGTATGATTCTACTATAATCCCCATATATTATCTCTTGTCGCATTATATGGAGAGACAGTATCTGTACTTTGATTAACTAATTTTAAACCTCCATACATGGTGTTTCCATTAGCTGAAGTTGTTAAGTTTGGCGGCCTATAAATATGATATCCATCTTCAGTTAAAGTTACTTGGCAATTATTTTGAGTATATTTACTAAGTCCATCGGTAAAGGTAAGATTGGTTCTTGCTTTTTCAATATTAAACATAATATTTGAAGCCTACTCATTTAATTCAAAAGCGTGTAAATTGCCTTTATTGTCAATTTTCGCTCCAACTTCATATAACTGACGAATGGCGTCGGCATTAAGGGCAGTGCAATAGATACGGAAGTCACTAAATAATCCTGCCATTCCATTTGAAGCGGTAGTATTTGAACTAGTCGCTTCTGCGCCAATCCATATACAATTAGATCCATAATATCCTATGTTATTAGAAGTGCCTGTTGCATAATCATTATCTAATTGTCCATCTACATATATTTGTATTTTCTAATTTATTCTGTCATAAATACCAGTAAGCATATGCCACTAATTATTACATATCTAAGCTTTAGTAGTATCAGATCGTCCATATTTATAACCTACTCCGGAAACATATACAGGAAATCTAAAATAATCTCCACTAGCTTCAAAATTCCATCCACCACCTTCTGTGCATGAAACTGGATTAGCCCAAGCAGAAGATTTAATCCACATATTTACTGTAATTGAATCAGTCATCATTCCGCCGCGACCACAGTTTATCATAGAATTTGCGGCTTCTAGTTTTGTACTATAAGAATACCGTGGAGTATCAGATGAAATAGAAATAGTATTTAAAATAGTTCCATTATGATTATAGCCGCTACTATCCTATATCGTTCCTACTTCACGACTAGTATTAGTAAAGCCTGTAGCCATAGTACCACTTTCTAACTAACAGTTGCTAATATAAAAAGATTCATTCTAAGCTCTATTACATCGTACATAACAACTAGTTGATGTTGTTCCTGGATTATCATATGTCCAAGTAATAGTATGCTTTACACGCTACCATTCCGAAGTAAAAGTAAAAGAAGTGCCGGTAGATATAGTATTAGTTCCATTAGATTTATATATCCATATATATCCTGTTTTCCCTATTGTATTTCCATTACCTTTTACATAAGCAGAAAAAGTTATACTTTCATTTTTATTTAAATTATAACCAGAAACACCAGTTGCGATTTCACCATCATAATTTCCACTATCTTTATTAATAACCATTCCTACTTCTCCAGACAATGCTGGGGCGATATTTGCTATTGTAGTTTGTCCATGTGCACCAAATCCATAGCTTCCCCATCCAGAAAAATGTTCGCTTTTACTTCCAAGTTGATTTGTAGTTGCCATACTATAAATATCATCCAACTTATAATGTAACACCAATCCCTAACTAATTTCTCGCACTTCCGCGGCGGAGAGGCAATGATCGTAAATGCGGACGTCATTTAAACGGCCATTTAATGCAGTAGTACCAGTTCTACTGTCTCTTCCTAAATAAAAATGTCCTGCGGTTTTATTTTTTGTGGCCAGAGTGCCACTCCAAGAATCAGTGGATAAAATACCGTTTCTATAAATATTTAAAATTGAACCATTATAAGTAA